AGGCTATGCTGATTTCTTGAAATTTAAAGCAGCTTACACCAGAGAACAAAAAGAAGCTGAATTGGCAGAACGTAAAAGAAAGGCAGCAAGAGCCAAAGCACTTGACGAAAATTTAGCAGTAGCAATGAAAGTTTTTGGAATATTAATAGTAATTATGGCTGCGCTGTTTGGCGTTGCCGTTTATGTGAGATAGAAAAATGTCAGGTATGCCAGACTTTGAAGCAGGCCAATTGGTCAGCGCGGTTACTCAGTTAAACAAAGACGTTGAATCGTTGACCAAGACGATGGCTAAACTTAATGACCGACTTGCTGCTCAAGAGATCCAGTTAGCTAAAGGCAAGGGTATGGCTGCTGGAGTAATCATCCTGGCTGCTGCTCTTGGCGGTGTTTCATCGTACATCATGGGGAGAATGTAATGACGTTCCAGTTAGGCACAAATAGTATGAGAAACATGGAGGGCATCGATGATCGCCTTATCGACATCGCAGAACTTGCTATTAGCTTTAGTCCTATTGACTTTGGCATCCCAAGTGACGGGGGGTTCCGTGATGAAGCCTGCCAGGCAAAATTGTATACGGCTGGCAAATCTAAATGCGATGGACGAACTAATAAATCATATCACCAATCGGGCAAGGCGCTCGATGTGTTTTGTCTTACACCCGAAGGAAAGGCAAGCTGGGACATTCTCCACCTTACAACAGTCGCCACAGCTATGCTGCAAGCTTCCGCGCAACTAGGCCATGAGTTGAAGTGGGGTGGCCTCTGGAAGAGTTGGCAGGACTATCCACACTTTGAACTGAGGGATTAATTAACATGGGCGTTCTAAGCACAATATTTGGAAGCGGTGATGTCATCAGCAAGGGCATGGATCTAATAGACTCATTTCATACGTCTGACGTTGAGATGATCGAAGCCAAGACCAAGGCTAAGACTGACCTGATGACCGCCTACGCGCCATTTAAGATAGCCCAGCGCATCATGGCGACTATGTTCTCAGTCACCTATATCGGCACTTATATCCTGGTGATCGTTATGACGTTCTTAGGCAAAGATGTAACAGGCGTTAAAGCGATCCTGTCTGAGTTCCAGATCGATTGGATCATGTTAACAATAGTCATGTTCTACTTTGGTGGTGGTCTAGCCGAAAGCGTAATGAAGAAGAAGTAATTCCCCAAGGCTCCACCTTTGGCTACCCACGGGTGGTCTTTTTTGTGGGTGGTCTTAACTTTAGCGCATTGTTTAGTATTGATAAGTGTTGGTCAAAACGTGTGTTAAGTTGTTGATTCCATTGGGTTGGATTGATTAGTATTTTGGTAACGAAAAAACACTACATTGCAGCAACCACGGGGGTTTGCGCTTGATTGGGTTCATTCCTGGGGGGCAGGGGGTCGCAGGTTCAAATCCTGCCGTCCCGACCAGTTAAACCCTTATGGGGTGGGGCTTTCAGAGCTTTTCCAAATATTCAGAAAACAGAGTTGGTCAAAAGTTGGTCAAAAGTTGGTCAAGCCTACCGCTTTAAATCGGCTTTTAAGTCCAGTTTAGGCACTGCCAGCTTCCACTCAATATCGTCAGGATCTTCTTCATAAAAGTTGGTCATTTCTTTACTAGTGTGTCCAGCCATTATTGTTGCTGATTCACCAAACCTTCTTTTGTATAACTTACTGCCCAATGCTTTACCTTGGTGAATGCCTGGTTGTTCATCTTCTGTGTAATCAGGGTATGGATTAACCAAGTCCCTAACCTTTTTAAACGCTCTACTCAAATACGCTGGGGTAATATAAGTTCTGTGGTTGCCTGTATCCATAGCTGCCTTAGTTCTCTTGTTAGGCACTCTATGAATTAGGTAAGGTGAAAGCACATTATCTGACTTACACTTCTGAATAACTTCAGCCAGTTCTTTTGTCACTTCAATTTTAATATACGCACTATCATGCTTAATGCTTTTCTTTTGAATCATGTGTATGTGTCCGTCTTTTATGTCTGACAATTTTATGTCACACAAGTCGGATCTACGCTGAAGAATTAAAATTGCCAAGTCCATTGCGTTTTTTAGCCAAGGCTCAGCAGCGTTATAAATCGCATTCCATCCATCAATGGTATGCCTCCTAGTGACACGTTTCTTGCCTACCTTTAAGCATGGTGTCGCTGGATTAAACTTATCAACGTACCCCTCTTGAATAGCGTATTCAAATAAAAGCATTAAGTGGCCTCTGTGAACGTCACGCGCCCTAGCAGTGCCCAGGTCAGTCTTTGGGTCATACATATCATTAAGGTAGCGCGTAATGTCTATTGTCTTAATGTCTCTGGCGTAAGCCTTGCCTAACTTAATTTTTATGCGATCTAAAGTGTATCCGCGATTTTCTATTGTGGATTGAGCTAAAGCCCCTGCTGATAATTGCTGTTTAATAAACGCTCTATACTCTTCACACAGCGCACTCATTTTAATCATGCCATTGACTAGCATCTTTTCAATCTCAAAACGCTGCTCAAACTTATCATTCATAAGCCTAGCGGCTTTCACCGCATTTAGCTTATTAGTTCCAAGTCCATGCCTAGTCTTATTAACTGGGTGTTTATAAGAGTAATACACTTTGCCTTTCGACTTGTTAGTGTATAGGTTTGGCGGCAATCCTTGAGGTTTAGGCACTTAGTATTTTCGCCATGACAGCGTCCATTTTATTTTTATCAGAGTCGTTAGCGTACTCTTCCCCAGCCTGATCTTCAATGTAATAAGATCGGCCCATCTTGATCGCGCTTAACTTACCCTCTCTGATCCAACGCCTCACAGTGTTAATGTGAGGTTGTGAAGCTTTAGAAAAGGTGCGATCCATGTACTCATCAATCGTCATTAATCTACTCATTTTCTGCAATCCATTTCTTCAATTATTGTGCTAGGGCTTAACCCTAACTTTACTCGATCTTTGGGCTTAGAGTTTGGCGACATAACTATTCTAGCCCATTTAACCTTTACTTCTCGCCTATTAAGCTCGTCAATCAAGTCTTGGTTGCTAACCATAGTGATCGGCACTGGTACTTGCACTGTAAACGCCTTGTAAGCGCCTTGTAACCGCCTTGTAAAAGGCACTTGCACTTTAGTATTCATTACCCAACCCTCAAGCCTGTAATCGTTGCAGCGGATATGGCATCGACATACATATATTTTTCATCATCACCAATGGTAAAAAAATCTACAAAGAATGCCTCCGCTTCATGCCCAACTTCACTTACTGACACGATGTGGGCCTTGTTTAAAAGAACCCTACCTTTTTTATGGTAGACGTAAGCCCCATGAACTCTTGCTTGAAATATTTCCGTCACTTCTACAAATTCATTCATAGCGCCTCCTAAAAAGGAACATCGTCATCACCAAAACCATCGCCTTTGCCTGGACCTTGGTCCCACTCAGCCATTACAGCAGCCTTGGCCTTTTCTGCATTTTGAGCTTCCTTGGCATGGGGGTGACCTGACCTAACCGAAGGGCCACCAGATACTAGGCTAAGATCACTAACACGACACTTTAACTTTGCGCCCTGAGTGCCATCTTTTTTCATGAACTGCTCAAGCTCTACATCATCGGCATAAAGCACAACCTGAGTACCTTTGGTTAGGTATGGCCCTAAGCTTTCCGCTCGTTTACCCCACAAGGTTCCATCGATCCACTGCCCTCGTTTACTATCACCAAATCCTACGTCATAGACCATAGCGAGAGAGGCCACTGGGTCTCCCTTTGGTGTATAACGTACTTCCGCATCGCGGCCCAATCGAACTAATTTAGCTAACATTATGCTGCCTCTTCTTGATAAGTTAATGAATGAATTGCTGTTTTTTGTTTACTACTAGTCATGCTCCAAACGTAGCTTTGCTCACGCTCAGAAAGACCTTCCATTGCTTCTTTAGCTAACACTGAATCATCTGACTCAATAGCCTCAAGTAAAGCGATTAAAACTTTTTGCATTAATTCTTTGTCGGTTCTTGTTGTGCTTTGCAATGCCCAACTAGGCATTTGTTCAAAAGAATTTACTTCCTTTGGTAAATAATATAAGTATCTACCAACACCAAACTTTACAGCCGCTCGTTTAAATGAAGATGAGATGCCACCTTTTGCACCTTCAATTTTTGTGTCTCCAGCCCCATCAGATTTAGTAATCCATATTCCATTAATCTTTAATGAAAGTTCACAGATTGTTCTATTCTCAATAGATTTATAAGAGTCCTGCCAACCATCAATTCCCATAACTTCATCAAGTCGTTTCATTACTGCTCTTGCGTCTATATACGCCAACTGTTGACCACCACCTGGTTTAAATTCAACTTCCGCTTTGCTAAAGGGCATATTCAACATCGTTAAAATATCCATTACGCTACACTCCCAGTAAATTGTTCCCATTCATTCCTGACTTGCTCAAACCGATCATCGTAAGCCTGACGCGCTTCTGGCTGGCTTTTAGCTGAGTAAGGGTTATTGTTTTCCCCAACTGCCTGCCAATCTATGTCAGCCTGTACAGCAGCTAAAAATGGCGTGGGGGTCATGTCATTCAAAAAGTTCATAGTTCTACTCCCATTAAAATTATTACGATTACAAACAACCAGGCTTGTACAGAGGCACTCATGCGGTCATTCCGACTGTCCACCAGACTGTGCAAACGATCCAGATAACTACACCTAATGCATTGATCACAAAAGTCTCTTTAGTCATAGTTAATGCTCCGAGTGTTTTTCTGCGTGATATTGCAAAGTTAGCTCTGGGTGGTGGTCTTTAAAGTAAACAGCAGCGCACTTAGTAATAACGTCTTGTGAAAGCTGTTGTGCTTCATCGGGAAAGCGGAAGGCTAAATATATGACACGCATCTGTTCGTCCTCATCTCCATACTGGAAAAGGTCGTCAACATAATAATGGGTCGTTCCAATCTTGATATAGCTATCATAAAGAAGATCATCTTTAAGCTCGTTAAAAGCATCTTCAAGAAGATAGTCAGGTGCATCAATAACATCGGTGTGAATGTTGACCTGACTAGTAATGTGGCAATGGTTGATTGAGTTCATTTGCTGCTCCAGTTCTTAATTGGTATGCAGCTATTTTAAGTTAACTTAAATAATAAGTCAAATGTTTTTGATAAGTGTTGATAAGTGTCATGCTGCCTTAAAATTTAGGCCAAAAAAAATCTCCATTGAGGAGATCCGTTGGCAATTATTTTGAGGTTACTTAATAGGTGGCCCTTGAGGCGATGTTGAGGTTGAGTTGCACCCGAATGAAAGAAAGTTAATTTTGCTTTCTAACACACTCCATTTCGGCCAACAGTCTTTGTCGTTGTCCGTATGTATTATCCACCAACACCAGCAAGACTGCGTGTGCCAATACATCGAACGACTTCGATTGTTATTCAGATTTATAACTAACATTTATACCTTTTTTTTATAATTAGATTTATATGATGTAATAATCAAAAAAAAGTTCACTCTGCTACAAATGAGCCGATTACCACGCCTATTATTATAGTATCTTCATCCATTTCTGAGGTAGGGTATTGCGGATTGATTGGCTTCAAATACTTTTTACCATCATCTTCGTAATACTCTTTAAACGTAGCCTCTGTTGAGTCTAGCCGTCTAGATATTACCCGTGATCCATTTTCAACCTTAATGGTTGGATCAACAAAAATTACAATACCTTCTGGGTACGACCTTTTCCCTGGGTAGGGAGATTCCATTTGGTCGCCTTTTACTCTTAATGCGAATGTCGACTTAGCACACTGGACAGGACAGTATATCCAATCCTCGGCCTTGTCATCTTTATCCATAACTTCACCCTCTATAAATGTTGATAATTTATCCCACCCAATTAGGGGGACTCTTGCGTTAATAGTAACAAACGAAACGTCACCACCAAATGTTGCGCCAAATAGTAGGTAATCTGGCGCACAGTCTAAGGCTCTCGCCAAAGCTGCCATATTCTTATTCTTAGGTTCGATCTCATCGCGCTCCCAGTACGTCAGGGAAGCAGAGCTAACGCCTATCATGGCTGCTACAGCAGTCTGAGTCAGCTTTAATTCTTTTCTTCTAGTGTAAATGCGCTTTCCAACTGTATCCATGTCTAATCTCTTAACATTTATTAAGTAAAGTTAATTTTACTTAAATAAGCTTAAATCTATTTGATTCAAATGTTAGCTTGTGTAATAATCAGTTATCTTAAAAAAGAGGTAGCTATGTTAAAAACTAACGTAATCGAACACTTTGGCACTGCTACTAAGGTTGCCAAGTTCTTGTCAATTACACCGATTGCTGTCCACTACTGGGGCGATGTGATACCCAAGGGAAGAGCGGCTGAACTTCATTTACTAACGTCTGGTGAGCTTGTGTATGACATTTCTCATTATCAAAAAGATCAAGCTGATGGGTCAGAGGCGGTGGCATGACCGATAAACTAAGCAACTCAGTGACCTCATCTTTTGACGATGAGTTATACGCGTTTGCAAAGGCTGATGCCTCGCTAATGGGGGTTGATGTGTCTACATACATAAGAGCCACCTTGATTGAAAAACGTGAAAAACGATTCAGTGAGCTTAGTGTCTTCCAAGACCTAATGCCGATCAAGAAAATTAATAAATAGATAAAAATTCTAAAATGTCGAGCTGCGTATGAATTTACTTGTTGCACCACTAGAGGCTTTAACTGATTCGCTACTGTCTGATCCAGAGAGGCGTGTCCTGCTGGCTTTGTTTAGCTATCGGGGCAAAGTCACTGAGTTAGTTTTTCCTAGCTTAGATGCGCTTTCAGAGCGTTCTAACATTAATGACAAGACTCGCATTTCTAAGATCACGACTAGCCTAGCTAAAAAAGGTTGGCTGACTAAGAAGAAGAAGGGTTTTACGGGCTGCAATCAATACACGATGTGTATGCCAGAAAGACTTATCAATTTGGACTCAGATGCCAAGTTGGTCTTAGACACCAAATTGGACGAAGACACCAACTCCAATTTGGACTCAGACACCAACTACGATCTTGGACTGAGAGACCATGTACAAAGAACAGACCAAATAACAAACCATATTAACAAACCAATAAAGAGTTCTGCCTCCAGTTTTATAAAACCTAATCTTAAAGATGTTTCTGAATACATGGCTGAGTACGGCAATCAAGAAACTTTATATGTTTATAAATACCTTTCTGATGAATTTATTGATTACTACGAGGACAAGAATTGGAAGCGCGGGAAAACTCCAATGAAGGATTGGAAGGCGGTAGCTAGATCATGGGTGAGGAAAGAAAACGCTAATCAACCCAAAGGTAATATTACTGAATCACAAGCTAGAAGAAAATCTATTACGGCAAACGTACTCGATATTGATAACACCAACTGGTAAAGGAATACAAAATGATCTCAGGCAGTGAAAGCGTCAAAACAAAAGTTCTCGAAAACGCAGTGTTCAGTTCAATTCTGGCTGGCAGTCGAAGGGTAAGCGAAAAGAACAGGCAGATCGCTATTGGTAACGAGCTTAAATTGCTCCAGCACCATCGTGAATTGGGGCATCAAACCCCACTTGAGACAGAGCGCAGCTTGGAAACTGAGCGACTATTAAAACGTGAACACAGACGTTGGAATTTGACTAAGGGTTATTTTGCAATATCAGAGGGAGTAGAGCTTTGAAAGACTATCTTGCAGAACCAAAACCAGTTAGCCCGTACAAAGAATTGATCAATGACTACCAGGGGCCAATTACAAAAGCTGCTCATGGCGAGTCTGGTGGCTTGTGCCACATTTTTAAATCACAGCTAAACCCGACAGCACGAAAAAAATATAACAAAAGGAGAGTCGCATGATCCATGACAACAGCTTAGAAGCAATAGCTGCCATAGCTCCAGTAACAGGGCAAGCAAGAATTGAGGTTCTTAAAGTCATTCGTGAGAACCAGCCTATCACTCGTCAGGACATTGCTGAAAATTTAGGTTGGGAGATTAATCGCGTCACTGGTCGTGTTCGGGAGCTTCTGGATAAAAATAATATTATTGAGGCTGGTAATGACACAAGTCATCGCGTTAAACGTGGCCTATTGAGGGTCGCATGAAAGTCTTAGATTTGTTTAGCGGTATTGGTGGCTTTAGCCTTGGGCTTGAACGCGCTGGTATGGAGACTATCGCTTTTTGTGAGTTCGATGAACACGCGCAGAAAGTATTACGAAAGCATTGGCCTGATGTGCCAATACATAGTGATGTAAGGAGTTTAAATGGACATGATTACAGAGGAACAGTTGACGTTGTTACCGGGGGATTCCCCTGTCAAGACTTATCAACAGCAGGGGAGAAAGCAGGCTTTAGTGGAGAACGCTCCAGTCTATACATTGAGATGCTTAGAATTATTAGCGAGTGTAGACCACAATTTGCAATTTTTGAGAACGTCACAGGGTTGCTTACTGGAGACTCCGGGAGATGGTTTGCAAAGTTTCTCTATGACCTGGCCGAGATCGGGTTTGATGCAGAATGGCACTGTATCACGGCTTCAGACATTGGGGCGCACCACCACCGAGATAGGGTCTGGATTGTGGCATACCCCAACGAAGCACTTATCGAAAGAGGCAGCGTGTCCAAGCGAGTACAAACGGAACTCGCCAACTCTTACGGCAGAAGCAGTAACAGGAGCGCCAGGGAGGTACTGGCCGACTCCGTGCGCCAGCGACAACAGGGACAGGGGGAACAGATCGACCCCGAGCATAAAGAGGCGAATACAGATTGGCAAACAGGTAACGCTGAGTATGAGCGTGTCGGACAAATCTGGGAAACTGAACCCTCAGTGGGTCGAGTGGTTGATGGGGTATGGGATAAATCATACAGCCACAGATTAGCAAGGTTGGGTAATTCAGTTGTGCCACAAATTCCAGAAATTATTGGTCGAGCCATTATGGAGGTTGCAGCATGACTCTCAATCACGATCAATGCGTAGATGTCATCAAAAAATACAATGCTCATGTTCCAGCTTGGTCTATTGCTGCGACTATGGGAATTACCAGACACGACATCAGGGCTATACGCTACTGCAAAAAGAATCATCTTCCACTGACTGACTACAAGTTTGCGATAAGTGACCCAGAATATAAGTTCGGGCCTTTGAGTGAACGCCCATGTGCGTGGGATCTGCGACTGAGTATGAAGTTGGCTAGGTTGCCAATGTCTAAGTGGGCCGAAGCACTATGAGCGAAGTTATTTTCAGCGTAGACAATAAAAACGTATCAGGAATGATCCAGCAAATTATTCAAATGATTAACAAGGGTCTGTTTATTGGCCCAGTGGAAGTTGTGTTGAGGCGCAAAGCCAGAAGCCAAAGTCAGAATAAAAAGATGTGGCCTATGCTGGCTGACGTTCAAAAACAGGTGAATTGGTATGACGAAACTCTCGACTCAGAAGATTGGAAAACAATGTTCATGTCTAGCCTACATAAACAACGCGCTGTACCTGGGCTTGATGGTGGGTTCGTTGGCCTGTCTAAGCGAAGTAGCCTTTTAGATAAAGAAGGCTTCTCGCAACTAATTGAATTGATTTACGCATTTGGATCTGAGCGAAACGTAGCCTGGTCAGAGCCATCATTACAAACCTATTCAAAATACAAGGAAGCCGCGTAATGGCAGCAATCAAACGCACCCCAGCAGACAAGGCATTTAGCGACTGTATTCGATCAGCCGCAGAGTGGACTTGTGAGCGATGCCACACCTATTACGAAGAAAGCCGAAGAATGGGTCTGCACTGTAGTCACTATCATGGTCGTGGCAAGTGGGGAGTAAGGTTCAATGTGGATAACGCAGAAGCACTTTGTTATGGGTGTCATCAGTACCTGGGGGCTAATCCAATACTTCACTCTGAACACAAACTTAAGCTTATGGGTGAGGGCTGTATCGATATTCTGCGAGAAAAGGCTAACGACACATCTTTAGGTCGGTCTGCTAAACGTGAAGTAAAAGACATTGCCAAGCATTACCGCCAAGAATTTAAACGAATATACGATCTCCGTAACGAAGGGGTTACTGGGAAAATAACTATTGAGAGTTGGAGCTAAACGATGGCAGCAGCAAAGAGTACCGCAGTGAAGGTCAAGGTTAAGCACATTGGTCGCTTCCCACTTCCAGCTTATGCAACGAGTGGTTCTGCTGCTATGGACTTGGTCGCTGAGATTGGGCGGCAGCAACACATTATCCAAGGAAGTAATCAACTTATACCAACGGGCATATCAATTGAAGTGCCCAATGGTTACTGCGCCAAGATTTACGCAAGGTCAGGTATTGCCGATAAGCGTGGTCTAGCACCTAGTAACGGGGTAGGCATTATTGATTCTGATTACCGAGGTCAAGTGTTTGTATCACTAGCAAACCATAGTGAGGTTACTCAGTACGTTGAACCTGGAGAGCGTATTGCCCAGATAATGATTGAGAAGGTTGAGCCGTTTGCCTGGGTACAAGTAGACGAGCTTGATGAAACTAACAGAGGCATTGGCGGCTTTGGATCAACAGGCGAAAAGACGGAAACATAACTATCTAAAAGAGCGTTATAACTGCGAGACAAAAGAAATCTTGCAACTATTCGCTTTAAGGGGTTATACCCTGCGCGAAACGGCAGATCGGTTGGAGATGAAATACTCAACTTTAAAAACTCAGGCATGGGAATTGGGTATTAGTTTTAAACCACTAACCGAAGTTGATCGCAGACCAGCGCACATTGTCTACCAGGGGAAGGAGTACCTAATTAAAGATTTAGCGGCAGCACATGGTATGAAGATGAAAACCCTATCAGACCGCCTCAGATACGGCTGGACAGCAGAACAGGCTGTAACCACACCAGTACGAGATGGTAACTGGACACATCGTGAGGGTACAGATAGAGAGCCTACGGGCACGGATATAACATCAATATGGTTAAGGAAGGCGTGGAAGCTATGACTATTGAAAACGTGTACGGGCAAGACGTAGTTAATCAGGGAGCATTGTATCTGACCCTATTGGCTAAAGCCGTCATCAACATTGATGGGGGTAGGTCTATGAATGAAGAAGATGACTTGTTGATTGCAGAGGCGATGGCATGGGTAGAGTCGTTCTCTAATTTTATAGACGATGAAGAAATGACCGAGCATTAATCTAAGGTGGATAGAGTAGATGGCTAAAGGAATGAAGACAGGAGGGCGGCAAAAAGGCACTCCCAACAAAAACAATCAACCAATCGTTGATAAGTTGGCAGAGTTAAACTGCGATCCCATTGAGGGCATGGCAAAGATAGCTCGTCAAGCAATGGATGAGGGCGAGTTAATACTGGCTGGGACGATGTTTAAAGAGTTAGCTCAGTATGTCGCACCAAAGCGTAAGTCGGTTGAGATGAATACTCATGTCTCATTTGAGCAGAAGCTGCACGATATGTCTCAAGAAGAGCTAGACGATGAGCTAAGAGGCTATTCGATTGATCCAGCAAAGGTACAGTAAAACTGAATTAGTCCTAATTGCCAGGGAGCGTATCAGGCGACAGCACGTTTATCGCTACAGAGATATGTTTCCTGACCTTTATAAATTCCAAGCCGATACCATTCGTTTTACTAAGACCAAGACTGCGGTATTACTCTGTGCGGCTAACCGAATAGGCAAGACCTATTTAGGCACTTATATTGATGCTGTACACCTCATGGGTGATTACCCAAATGATTGGGATGGTCATAAGTTTGAACACGCGCCAACGTGCTGGCTACTTGGGTACTCTGGAGAAAAGACACGCGATCTATTGCAGACCGCATTGTTTGGCAGGCTAGAGGATCGAACATTCTTGGGTGGGCTAATCCCTGCTGAATTGATTGTTGATTATGTATCGATGACAGGCACATCAGGGGCTATGCGTGAAGTCAGAGTAAAACACACATCAGGTGGCGTATCGATCTGCCAGTTCTGGAGCTACACACAGGGCCAACACGCACTCATGGGTGACTCAGTCGATTGGTATCACATCGATGAAGAGCCAAAGGATCAAGCTATCTATCCACAGGTGGTAACAAGAACCCTGACAGGCGACAAAGGTAAGGGTGGTAAGGGCATATTAACCTTTACACCAGAGAACGGGCGCACTGAGACAGTGATCTCATTCATGGATAACCCAGGTGAGGGACAGGCGTTTATTCAAGCAGGCTGGGATGACGCACCACACCTATCAGAAGACGCTAAACGATTAATGCTAGACCAATACCCAGCATATCAACGAGACATGAGATCCAAGGGCATACCGATGCTAGGGCATGGCAGGATCTATGACCTGGACGAAGACTCAATCAAGTGTGATCCATTCAAAATACCTGATCATTGGTTTGTCATTAACGCAATGGACTTTGGGTGGGAGCATCCTCAAGCCCACGTTCAGCTTATTGAAGATAGGGAAAGCGGCACGTTCTACGTTACTCAGGCGTGGAAAGCGAGTCACATTGCTCCAGAGGTGGCTTGGGCGACAGTAAAGCCTTGGGCATTAGGTGTCCCAACGTCATGGCCTTTAGATGGATTACAGACCGAGAAGAATGGCACAGCTAACCAGCAGAAGGATTACTACATCGATGCTGGGTTCGATATGTTGCACAAACACGCATCATGGCCTGATGGCACTAATGGAGTTGAGGCTGGCCTGTATGAGATCCGTGACCTAATGATCAAAGGCCGATTCAAAGTTGATCGCAATCTGCGTGACTTCTTTAACGAGTTCAACCAATACCATCGCAATGATAAGGGCAAGATCAGCAAGACAATGGATGACCTTCTTGATGCGTTACGCTATGCGTACATGATGCGTAGGTATTCAATCCCGTGGGGTGAGCGCAACAGGCAATCTTCACCTGGTGTTATAGGCTCAATCTAATAACCGAGCAGAAGTATGTGAAATTATGAATATTATTAAACAAACTCCAGAAATGATTTTAGAGAACTGGGATTTTTTTGCTGAAGCTATTGAGTCAACGGCTAAGAAAATAGGCGAGTCATATACGCCTTTACAGTTCTACGAGGTGATCGATTCGGGTGAAGCAACAGTATTCAATGTTTATGAAGCTGATGAGTTAAGAGGGTTGCTGGTTCTCACAGAGCATAACGACAGGTACACAGGTAATTCTGTGCTACACGTTGACTTGCTTTATTTAACTGGGCCTAGCTTGATTCACGAAATGACAGACACGCTTAACATGATTGCTCAAGAGGCATCATTTGATCAGATTGAGTTTAGAAGCCCACGAAAAGGCTGGTTTAAATATTTAGATGCTGCTGGCTTTAAGTCTGGCAATACGTTTTGTAAGGAGTTAAGTGATGGGTAGTTCAAGCGGTGGTTCAAGTAGCGGTGGCGGTGGTGGCGGCAATGATAAGCCAGCAAAGAAGAAAAAAGCTACGCCTAAAGCAAAAGTTTATGCAAGCCCTAACGAGCAAGGCCAAAAAACAGCACCTAAAGTTAAAGCTAAAGTTAAAGCTCCAAAAATAAACTATGGCGGCAATGGTAACCAACGGGCTAACTTGCCCAGTGAGGTGAGTAAACCTGTTCGGCCTGCGACTCCTATCAAGTCTACGGCAAAGACTGCGCCAGTAGCGACAGCTAAGATTACTCAGCCTAAAGATGATTTGGCTACAAATAAAATAAAGACAGTAATGGGCATAGAAAATGATGGCTATGGGGTTAATGAATCTGGATTTGCTGGATCTTCTGGAGCATCGTTGCTATCTGTAAAGCCAACAGCACCTAAAGCAGCAGCAAAGCCAGTAAACCCTCAAGACCCTAAACTACTTAGCGAAATGGGTATAGGGGTTGATACATCTAAACCAGCAGTAAAGCCAGTAAACACTGGAGAGGTTAGCCAGTTTAACGAGCGAGGCCGTACTCCAGTTAAAAGTGCAGCAGACATGACTCCAAAGCCATTGGAGCAAGGGTCTATTTCATTAGGCAGTGGCCCAGAAGCAGCAAAAAATAGAGCCATAGATTTACAAAAAGCCTATCAAGACCCAGTGCCAAGGGCTAATTTTGATCAAGCTACCTATGACGCAGAGGTTAAGTCTAACAAAGACTCGACTATGCCAAGTGTTCTTTTGTCAGCAATAAAAAATGACAAGTACCGCAATGATGAGGTGTCTTACAACCAGGCGTACTACAAGGCCAGATTAGCAGGAGGCGCAACTCAAGCAGAGCTTGCCGCAGAACAAAAGTCGATAGGCAGTAAGAAAATGTACTCAGGTGATCGGGTGATTACCAAAGAAGATCAGGCAAGATCAAAGTACATTCTAGCTGGTATTGAGAGAACTGGGGTTACGCCTACAGTGACCTCTGAAAAGTCTGGTTTCTTTGATGAGATGACTACGACAAAAAGCTCGTATGACATTGGTACAGGCAAACCAGTGACCACCACAAAGCAGGAATACAAGCCAAACATTCTAGGCGTTCAGCTTGGCGATAATATCACTAAGACGTTTGTTAATGGCGTGGCTACTTATACCAAGACAGGTGAGGGTGAGGCTAAGACTTCAGATTTAGGTTCGTTGAAGCAGCGTTCACAATCTTCACAAGATCCTATTGCAGAAATGCAAGACATTGACAATCAGATAAAGACCGAGACCGATCCTGTCATATTAAAAGCATTGCACAAGCGCAGATTAATGCTTATGCGGATGAACCGAACCAACACTAGATTCGCTGGTATGTTGGGCGAAGCTGACACCAAACGAACAAATCTAATGAGTATTAGCTAATGGAAGCTTATGAAAAGGGCAAGCAAATAGAGCCAAATGTGTCACCTGTCGCGTTGCTTAAACGCTATGACCGACTAAGGGCTGATCGAACCAACTGGGATACGATGTGGGAAGAGTTAGCCACATTTTTAATGCCTGGCAAGATTGACTTTATAACAACGTCCACCAGAGGCACTAAACGCGCTGCTGAAGTCTATGACTCTACTGGTATACACGCACTACAGATATTGTCGGCATCGCTTCACGGGTCGCTTACAAGCCCTTCTACGAAGTGGTTTGGCTTACGCTTCCGTGAGGATGAGCTTAATGAGAACAAAGAGGCCAAAGATTGGCTAGAAAAGTGCAGCATGGGCATCTTTCAAGAGTTTGGAAAGTGTAACTTCTCTACTGAGGTAGCCGAGTGTTACCAAGATTTAGTTGGCTTTGGCACATCAGCGTTACAGTTTGATGTAAAGACTAAAGACTCTGTCTTTGATGGGTTTAACTTTAAAGCGTGTCACCTAGCAGAAGTGGTTATTTCTGAGAGCGAAGAGGGTAAGGTCGATACAGTGTTTCGCAAGCTAAAGCTAACGGCTCGTCAAGCGTATCAGAAGTTTGGTAAAGACTGTGGCGACAAGGCCATGAAAGCTTTGGACAAAGACCCTGATCAGGTGTTTGAGTATGTGCAAGCTGTCTTTCCTAGAGAGTTAAAGGGTGAGCCAGCAATGGTTGCACCGCCTAATATGCGTCCGTTTGCCTGCTATTTCATTAGTGTAATCGATAAAAAGATATGCAAAGAATCTGGATATTATGAGCTTCCGTTTATGGTTCCACGCTGGGCTAAGACCACTGGTGATATGTATGGATTCGGGCCAGGCTGTATTGCTAGGGCTGACATAAAGACCCTAAACGCTGCAAGAAAGCTGGCTATGAGGGCGTGGGAGAAGTCGATTGATCCCCCACTAAAAGCAATGCAAAACGGCATCCTTGGCAAGATTGATTTACGCCCATCGACAGTGACTTATGTACGCGATATGCAAAACTTAGAGCCGATTGTTAACCAGACTAATTGGAACGCTGACCAGCTTATGTTGGCTGATGTGCGTGGATCAGTCAGGCGTATCTTCTTTAGTGATCAGCTTGAGTTGAATGAAGGGCCGCAGATGACAGCGACTGAGGTTCAAGTGCGCTATGAGTTAATGCAACGGCTGTTAGGGCCAACCCTTGGTCGACTTCAATCTGAGTTCTTAAACCCAATTGTTGAACGTGCTTTTTATTCCATGTTGCGTGGTAATGCGCTGCCACCAATGCCCGAAGTATTGCAGCAAATAGGAGGTGATCTGGACATTGAGTATGTAGGCCCATTAGCACGATCTCAGAAGATGGATGAAGTCACAAGCATTCAACGCGCAGTAGATGGGATTATGCAACTGGCTCAAGTTAACCCAGAGGTGCTAGACATTGTTGATGTAGACAAGGCAGGCCGCACGATCTCCGACAGATTGGGTGCGCCTGCTGATATGTTGCGAGGTGCTGAACAAGTTGGTGAGCTTAGACAGTCTCGACAGCAGCAGCAACAGGCTCAAGCTGAAATGGATCAAGGTCAGCAAGAGATTGCAGGAGCGCAGCAAGTAGCCGATTTGGAGCAGACAGTAAATGGATCAGTTCAGTAAAGATATACGAGAATTATTTAACAGCAAAACAGGCGAGAGAATACTTGCCAATATGAAAGTGGCCTATGGTGATCGTATTTCGTTCAGCAAAGACTGCTGTGAAACTGCCTTTAAAGAAGGGCAGCGAAGCATATATTTAGAAATTAAAAACGTAGTGGAGAAAGACAATGAGTGAAGAAGCAGCAGCAACAGAGTCCTGGCACTCAGGATTGTCAGAAGAATACCGAGGCAATGAGTCTTTGTCACAGATTCCTGACTTAAACACCCTAGCCAAGTCTTACCTTGATGCCCAGCAGTACGCTGGAGGCAGTATTCGCATACCTAGCGAAGAGGCAAGCACAGACGATTGGGCAGCGTTTAACGCAAAGCTTACCGACAAAGTTCCTACCCTATTAAACCTTCCTAGCGATGAATCTGAGGCCCGTGATGCGATGTATGCGCGTCTTGGTCGCCCAGACACTAAGGATGGCTATCAGATCGAAGGTGCTGACCCTGAGTTCTTACAATGGGCGCATGACAATGGCCTATCCACTGCACAAGTTAAAGCGTGGCAAGAGAACACTCAAAGTCAGTCGACTCAAGACCAAGAAGCTAGTGATGCCGAAATGCAAAAGGCTAACGATTTGCTTAAAAAAGAGTGGGGCCATGCCTACGATGCCAAGTTAGCTGCGGCTAAGAATGCTGTAATGGCCTATGCCGATGCTGAGACACAACAGTTCTTGTTAGACAGTGGCCTAGCTAATAACCCTGGCATGATCCGATTGATGGCTGGTATTGGTGCAACCCTTTCAGAAGAGCAGTCTGCTGGCATTGAGTCTGGCTCACGATTTACCTTATCTCCGACTGAGGCAATGGATCGCATCAGTGAGGTTAGGCGCAACCAAGAACACCCGTACAATATCACTAATCACCCACAACATGGGGCTGAAGTGGAGAAAATGGAAAGGCTATACACACAAGCCTATCCAGAAGAGGTTTAATTCCTAATAACCGAGCAAATTTAAACGAACATCTAACTCAACAGGGTAGCTAATTTTAGTCCTGATGGGTTGGATGGGCCGTTTCTCATCTCGTTGAAGCAAGCGTTATTGCCAGTGAAGAGTCCGATATTCGGGTAGCTCAAAACGCCAATTTCAATTTGCCAATTTCGGAGATGAATATAATGGCTAATACAATCGCAAAAGCGTTTGTCCAACAGTTCCAGGACAACCTTATACATTTAGCGCAACAAAAAGGTTCACGCCTACGCGCATCAGTAAACGAGCAGTCAGTAACGGGCGAGAAGTTCCACTTTGAACGTCTAGGCAATGTCGCTGCTGTAGTTAAATCAAGTCGTCACACTAATACGCCTGTGTTGGAAGTTCCACACTCGCGCAGGACTGCAACGATGACTGACTACCACTGGGCTGATTTAATCGATGACGAAGATAAAGTTCGTATGTTGGTTAGTCCAGAGTCCCATTATGCCAAGTCTGGCGCAAACTCAATGGCTCGCGCATTCGATGATTTAATCATTGCTGCTGCCACTGGTAACGCTGTCGATGGTGACGGGTCTAACGTAGCACTTCCAGCAGGGCAGAAAATTGCTCACGGATCTGCTGGTTTAACGCTTGCCAAGTTGATCTCTGCTAAAGAGATTTTAGATGGCAACGATGTTGATCCAGACGAAGAGCGTTTCTTTGTACTAGGCTCACAACAGGTTTCTAACTTGTTGAACACGACTGAGGTGAAATCTGCGGATTACAACTCTATCAAAGCTTTGGTTCAAGGCGACATTGATACCTTCATGGGATTCAAGTTCTTGCGCTCAGAGCGTTTAAACCTAGCTTCAACCCAGCGTAAGTGCTTTGCATTTACTAAAGGCGCGATGGGCTTGGGCATTGGTAAGGACGTTACGACTAAGATCGATCTACGCCCTGACAAGTCTTACGCTCACCAGGTGTATCTATCATTCGTAGCTGGCGCAACTCGCGTACAAGATGAATGTGTAGTCGAAGTTCTTTGTACTGAGTCCTAAGTTCAGTATGTAGCAACCAAGGGGCTGAAATACGCCCCTTTTTTTTAACTAGGAGTTGTCATGGCTAGTGAAGTTTCAATCTGTAATAGGGCTTTAGCCATGCTAGGTGCTAATACAATCACCTCCTTGCAGGATGGCTCAACCGAAGCCAATGTATGTAACGCAGTTTACGCAGATGCGCGTGATGCTGTCCTACGATCACACCCTTGGTCGTGCGCTATTCAACGCGCCACACTTTCACAACTATCCACCGATCCAGTATGGGGGTTTGATAAAGCATACAGCTTGCCAAACGATCCACATTGTCTGTCGGTATTGGAATTAAAAGAAACCAGCACCTACCGAATTGAGGGTAGAACCCTGGTATGTAACACAGATACCGCAACCATTAAATTTGTTGCAAGAATTACAGACCCTGGGCAGTTCGATCCAGCTTTAGTCTTTGCTTTAGCGTGTCGCATTTCTGCCGAGGTTTCCTACGCACTGACTCAGAATCGGGCCTTGTCTAACGATATGTGGGCTATGTCTACAACGTCCTTGAGGGATGCCTCAATCTACGATGGCGCAGAGGTTGGCGCAGAGGACATAAACTCAGTTGTATTTGAGGTTGCCAGAGCATGAGACTATCCCCAATCATTAATAGCTTTGCATCAGGGGAGCTATCACCACGTTTGATGGGGCGAACTGACTCACCAAAATACGCCACAGGCTGTGAGGTCATGGAAAACTTTATGGCATTGCCTCATGGTGGAGCTAAAAGGCGTGGTGGTACTCGCTTTATTAATGAGGTCAAGAACTCAGCGCATACGACTAGGCTAATACCTTTTGAGTTTAGCGTTGATCAGACTTATGTTTTAGAGTTTGGTAATAATTACATTCGTTTCTACACCAATGGTGGGCAAGTCCAAGCTAGTGGATCGGCCTATGAGATAAGCACGACTTACACTCACTCTCAGGTCAATGAGCTACAGTTTGCACAAAACGCAGACGTAATGTGGATCGTTCACCCAAGTCATAAGCCTAGAAAACTAACGAGGTTAGCCCATGCCACTTGGACACTTGCTGACGAAGTATTTAAAAAAGGCCCATTTTTACCTGTTAACCAAGACGAGTCACTTACTCTCACGTTTGCCTCAACAAGTGCTGCGACTCAAAATCTCACTGCCAGTGCTTCTTTGTTTGACGCTTCTCACGTTGGTACTGATTGGCTGGTAGACACTAATCCTGGCAATGCCACAGGTGAGGTTGTATGGGTGCGAGTCAATAGCGTTGCATCAGCGACAGTGGCTAACGTCACAGTTAAAGATTTAGGGTATATGCCCACTGATACGAACCCGACTAACCTATGGCAAGAGGGCGCATTCTCGACTTACAGAGGCTTCCCAGCAGGGGTTGTATTCTATGAGCAAAGACTTTGGTACGGAGGCACTTCACACAAGCCCCAGACATTATGGGCTAGTAAGACAGGTATTTATGAAGACTTTGATCTAGGTGCTAACGCCTCAGACGGATTAAGCTATGCCATTGCTAGTGACCGAGTGAACAACATTAAATGGATGGCGGCTCAACGGGTGTTAATTGTAGGTACGTCTGGCGGTGAGTTTAGGGTGACAGGTGGTAATGAATCTGCAATCACTCCTACTAATGTCGATGTGCGTAGACAAACATCATACGGGTCAAAGATTGGTCATCCTGCGTATGTAGGCTCTGATGTATTCTTTATTCAACGAAGCGGTACACAAGTAAGAAACGTGGCGTACAAATGGGAGTCTGACTCATTCCAATCAGATGACCTAACTTTTCTAGCCGAGCATATCACTGAAGGTGGCCTAACAGCTTTAAGCTACAGCCATGTGCCTGACTCCATTCTGTTAGGTCTAAGAACTGATGGCGCGTTAATTATGCTGACCTATGAGCCAACCCAAGAGGTTATCGGATGGCATCGACACATCACTGATGGTGAGTACAAGAGCCTAGCAGTCATCTCAGAGGATGGGCCTGACCAGTTCTGGTTTGTTGTAGAAAGGACAATTGGTGGGGCCACTAAGCAATATGTAGAGCTATACACCCCAGACACATACCTTGATTCAATGATCTCCTACTCTGGCAGTGCCACAGCCTCTGTAAGCGGCCTCGCTCACCTAGAGGGCAAGACTGTACAGATTACTGCTGATGGGGCTGTACACCCTGATCTAATCGTTTCTAGCGGTGCTATCACCCTTAACTACACAGCGACTGACATTAAAGTCGGATTAAAGTATGTCTCTAAACTGACACCGACTCGCCCTGGTCAAAACGCAGGGGCTGGCACAACGCTTGGGAAGCCTAAACGCTGGAACACAATCTTTGTTCGCTTAGAGAAATCAGCAATACCCATTATTAATGGTCAGCGTCCATCTGTGCGCTCACCTGACACAAATTATGGCAACGAACAGCCAATCACCTCAGAAGATATTGAAGTAAAGAACCTTGGTTATGACTTAAATGGTCGCATTGAAATTGAGCAAGATTTACCTCTGGCGTGTCATATCATTTCGCTATTTGGCACATTGAGTGTTGGAGATTAACTATGAGTTTTATGACATTTCTGCAAATTGCAGGGGCAGTCAAACAGTACAGCGATGCTAGTAGCGCAGCCTCAGAGATGCGTGAAGCTGGCGAGAAGAATGCCCAGCTATCCGAGTTAGAGACACAAGAGCGTCTTAGGCGTTCACGCTACAAGTTCGATCAAGAGCAAGGCCAACGAGTGGTTGCATACGCTAAGTCGGGTGTTGACCTTACCAGTGGGTCAACCCTAGCAGTCATGGCAGAGGCGGCTAATGTTGCAGAGCGTGAAATGGCCTTTACAGCAGAGCAGGGCAGGCGTACAGCATCAGCGAGAAGAGCAGGGGCAGGCGCACAGGCAGACGCAATGAGCAGCCAAGGTGAGAGCTTATTAATTAGTGGTGTTGGCAAGGTTGGAAACGATAACAATTGGTGGGGAATTGGTCAGTGAAAATACCAGGCATTAATCAAACAGGTGTACCAGGTGCAGAGCAGATTAGTCTAGGTGCAATCTCTTCTGCTGCTTCAGCCAAGATGCAAACAAACTCAGCGTTAACTAAGGTGGTTAATGATTACCAGACCAAGATCGTTAAGGCCGAGACTGATGAGGAATACAGCCGACTAGCTAATGGATTCTCACGCGACACAAGTGCAGCCTGGCAAGACATTCAAGATCAGGACAGGGTAGATGCCAATGGTGCGCCTACGCATGGCACGATGATGGAACAATACCAATCTGCTCACGACAAGATTGCCAAAAACTACAGTAGTCGCGTTAAGTTTAACCCGAACAAAGGCGCATTTACTCAGTTCGCAGATCAGACACTGACTCGTAACATTGGCGCAGTAAGGGGTGAGGTTGGTCGCAGAACTATTGCACACCTCTCAGGCGCGTATGAGCAGTCTAAGATCGATTTAATGCAAAGCCCTAATGGTATGTTGGAGTTTGCAGAAACCCAGCAGAGAGCCTTAGAAGTGGGTTTAATTACGGCTGGTAAAATGGCAACTGACTTTGATGCTTTTCAACATGAGCATCACACCAACCGAATTATGAGCGAGTTTCAAGCCGAGCGTGATTTAGGCCGTGGTCAAGAGTATTTAGATGGCATTGAACTACCCCCAACATTTGATGAGGGTGAGCGACAGCAGATGGCAGACCGAATGAATGCTGACTTGCGTAATGATCAGATTCTTGTAGATCGTGAAATTGCTAGGGTTGAGCGTGAGGCAAAAGAGTTAGAAGCCAAGACCATGAAAGCTGCCAAAAAAGGCAAGGTAATGCTAGAGAGTGGTCGCCCTATGACCGAGGATCAACTTAATCAAATCAACGACACCATTAGCCAGTTAACTGATCCAGATAACATAGAGCAAATGGAGATTGCCCGTGATATTTATGGCAACGTGCAGTCATTAATGAGCATGACTAGCGAACAGCGAATTGATGCAATGAATCAGACATTTGATCCTAATACTGATTACCGAGGTTTTGTTATTCAGCAGTCTACTCGAAAGGCTTATGGTGAAATTGAACGTGCTATAGCGACTGATCCACACCAAGCCTACCTAATGTATGGTGGCGGTGAGCCAATAGAGAAGATCACAAAGGATAATATTGCTCAGTCTTTAGCCACAGCCCAAGACAATCAAATTAAAGTCTCTGCGTGGATCGGTGAACAAGCACCACCAATGAGCCTGTCTCAGCTTAATGACCTAAAGAAAATTGGCGTACCAGCCTTAGATGACATTCTTACCGCCTATGACAAAGAAGAAGCCGAACAAGTGCTAAATCTTTTATACAAAGAAGATGCTGGAGAGATGGCAGTCGTTGGGTCTTTAGCCCTCCAAAGCGATGGTGAGGCATCTTATAACGCATACCTAGCTGGGGCATTTACTCTTAATGCAAACCCTGACTACAAGTTAAGTGGGAATCTAAACGCAAATAACGATACTCCACGCTCTTTGTTTTTCCAAGCCACTCAAGGTTTATTTCAATCTAGTAATACAAAAGCATCTAAATCAATGCAATTGGTTGCTGACACCATTTACATTGGATTAGCAGAAAGGGCTGGGTTGCAACCTGGCAATAATGCAGAACTAGATGTTGAATTGTATCAGCAGGCTGTAAAACTAGCGGTTGGTAACATTGCTGATTATGGTGACAACAAGATACTACTGCCTAGTCGCAACATGACACTAGATCAATTTGAGTCAACTATTGATGATCTTAGTATGGAGCAGATAAATGAGATGGGTGGGTTTGCAGACGCTAATTTAATGGGTCGTAATGGTCAGCCTAGAACTGTTACTCCAGAGTCAATGCTAGATAAATTAAAGTCAGGTGAGGCTGAGTTAAGGCAAGGTTCAGAGTTTGGTCAATACCAAGTTTATTTTGATGGTCGCCCAGTAGCAAACGCAACAGGAACAATATTCATCTTAGATTTTAGCGAGAAATAATATGCTTCTTTATAACGCTCAAGAGCCAACTGATTTTGAAAGCTATCAAGAGCAAGGTGATATTGGATTTCTTTCTGTAGCTGGCGCACAGTTTGACACGTTTAAATATGAAGATTTATCAACCTCGCGTGGAAGAAACCTAGACGAAGAGCTATTAAAAGAAGTTCACAAGGTACACGATTTAGCCCCAGAAATGTTTGGCCCAAGTTTCTTGCCTGCATTTGAATCTAGCTCAACTGAAATACTAAAAGAGTCATGGAGACAAGCTACTCAAGGTAATATTGGAATGCTGCAAGGAGGGTTGCAATTAGCATTAGCTAACTCTATAGCTTCTACTAAGTCAAAAGACTCGCTTTCATCTGATTGGCAAGGAATTATTGAGCCAAACCTTGAAGCCCTTAGAGAGAGGTTTCCTGACGCAAACATTCGCAACCGAGATGAGATTGATGCAGACATTGCTGCTCAAGCAAAAATGCTCCGTGATGATTTTGAAGAAACGTATTCTTATGCTGACCCTTACGCTGCATTCTTTGGCACATTAGGTGGTGGTGCTGTTGCATCGATGGCAGATCCAATTAACATAATGACGCTTCCTATAGGTGCTGGAAAAGTAGCTGGGGCAAGCTTTGTTCAAGGTTTAAGTATTATTGTTGCGCGTAGCTTTGGTATTGGATTTGCTACTGAGGCTGCTATTCAGCCGTTAGTTTACGACTACAAAAAAGAGATTGAATCACCCTATGACTTGCAAGATGCTTTATTTAATATGTCGGCTGCTGGGGTCGGTAATGGCTTATTAAATGGACTAGGACATAGTATTGCAAGGGGTTTTGATAGAATAACTAGCAAGCAAGAATTGCCTGACAACCATGAAACTAGACGTTTAAGAAAAAAGATACAAGACCTTTTAGAGCTACAAGACTTTACTGATGAGACAGGTGCAAAGACTGTAGGTGAGTTAGAAGTCCATCTAAAGGCTTTAAACACTGCGATGGCTGACATAGAAGCTGGTCGCCAGGTTGACTATGACTCACTGGGTAAGACAATTGAGGCTGAGTATTTAGAGTTGTTCGATGTTGAGGTCAATGGTGCTAGGGCCACAATGGATTACATTGCTCAGAAGCGGTACGAGTTAGAAGAGTCTTTCGATCCAGACCTATACGCAAAGCAAGAGCAGCTACAAAAGTTTGCTGATCAAAAATTAACCAAGTGGGAATTGAAGCAGGCACAAAACAAAGCTGACATTGAAACCACTGGCGAGCTTAACCAAGAGACTGACTTGGATGCGATTCGTGAGATCCAAAAGGCTGACTTTGATCGATCCGTTGGTGAGGACACTATACGCCAGAACGAAGAGGCCAACATTGCCAACAACGATCTAAGGGCTAGTCGCAGGGATGAGGGCGACATGATCGCTCTTAAACAGCAGATGGATGATCTTGATAACAAGTATTCTGAGCAAGTCGATTACCATAGCGCAGCTAAAAAGGCCCGTGATCAATATGTGGTTGATAAGGCCGAAGAGACTAACCAGGCAATAGCTGTTGCGCCTACAGACACACCTCGCATGATGGCTGTTAAGACTGCGGTTAATCGCATCGCTGCGTCAATGGGTGCTAACGACATTAAGGTTAGGGTCTATGAGGGCAACCCTGAGTTAGATGGCGATATGCGTTTCTCAGTGGATGATGGCGAGGGCAGTGCTGCGTGGAAAGCAGCCGAGGCTAAAGGCTTGGATATGTCTCAAGAGGGGCGTATGGCTAGAGCCAAGGCAATGGGCTTTGGTGACAGAGACTTCTATCATGCTACTGGTGCTAATATAAGAGAATTTGATAATTCTAAAATAGGCTCTACTACAGATGAGGGTTGGTTTGGCAGAGGCCATTATTTTACGCCAAGTAAAGACTATGTGAATCAGTTTGTGCCATCAACAGGCAATGCTAACGTGTTGCCTATTAAGCTAAAAGCAGACAACCAATACGATTGGAGAGCAAACGAAACTGAATCTCAAGGCAGAGGCATGGCTATTGCCAACGATGAAATGCGTCAGCTTAAAACGGATCAAATTAAAGAAGCAGGTTATACAGGTGTTGATGTTTACGATGATGTGGTTCAGTTAGGTGAAGATGAAGTTTTAAACCCCAAGCAATGGGAAGCGGTTAAAAAGTATTATGTAAATAAGTTAGGCAGCTTTCCCCAGTGGTTAAAAAAAGAATCAGTAGAAAAAACATTACGAAAAGGCTCGCCTAAATGGGAATATTTAGAAATATATGGCCCAGAATTTGTTGATGCAATGCCTCAAAAAAGAATATTAAAAGAGCGCATGATATTTGACACAAAAAATATACGCTCTAAATTTGCAGCATTTGACCCTGATCTTATTGATAGCCCTAATTTGCGTTATTCAATGACTGATGGTGTTGCAGTAGAAGATCGTATGATTACTGTTCATAATATTGGCCCTGAGTCAGTGATCCATGCTGATGAATTAGGTGGACTGCCTGCTCCATCTGTTGCTGTCGTTAAAGCATCTGTCGGGTTAGATAACTTTGGCGACATTACGTTAGTTGCTCATCCAGACATGATCGACCCAAAAAAGTCACGAAAGAATAGAATATTTAATGCCGATGTATATTCACCAAGATACCCGAATGTTTCTTATAAAGTTAATAGACGTTTATTTGACTCGCTTACACAAGAGCTTGATGAGGTGGCAGAAAAAAATGGCTTTCCTTATGCGGTTACGCATTCGGGGGTTGAGTCTGGTGGCCTTAAAGAGTTTACAGAAAGTTGGCTAGTTGCATATAGGTATTTAGAGACTATTGGCGAAGCTCCTGAGATCAAGACTAAAGATGATGGGCAAGTCGTTCTTTATGGTGCTAGAAATGAAGTTAAGGATTTAATGACTGATGAGCGTAATGCTGGGTTTTCTAAATGGATAAAAGATTCTTTTTCAGAAATGATTACCAGCGAAAAAATATTTGCTGGTTATGGGGCTGATGGCAGTAGAAAGTACAAAGCTCATACGCTTAATAACGTAGTCAAACACATGACAAAAGATTTGCGTGGTGGCGAAGATTGGAAAGGGCCAGGTCAGTTACGAGCGTATGCAGCAAAAGAATTTAAGTCAATTTCAGATATTCAAAGTAGTCGGAATAGTCTTGTTGATGAAGAAACTATGCTTGATATTAAAGGTGATATTAATTTAAGAGTAGAAGATTTAATAGAGCAACTAAAGCCGTTTTATAAATTTGACTCAAACAGTTTTGGATTTATGGATGCGGCAATTGAAAATCTTCAAGAGTTTGTTCAAACAGGCAGATTACAAGATTTTGCTGAATTACCTGATGACATTTTAAAAAGTGTTGATGCGTTAGTTAGTGACTTGAGAGAACTGCCAAGTTCTTATTTTGAGGCAAAAATTCAAAGGTCTGTAGGTCTTGATGAGTTTAAGGTGGCATTAGTCCCATCAGAGGCTAATTTTAATGAAGCCGCAAAAGTTCTTGCTCGTAATGGAGTTGAGGTAATTCGCCATGCTTCAAGTGATAGCAAAGCTAAAGCTATGAACTCTTTAGATGAGCTAATGTTTTCTAAACAGGGCAACACCATAGAAGCAGCCATTAACCCAGAAACGGGTGAGCTACACATCAACGCATCAGCATTCCGTGACGAAGCTCATCTTATGCAAGTTATGCGAGAAGAGATCATAGGCCACTATGGTTTACGCAAAAGCCTTGGCGGTGACTTCCAAGGGGTTATCAATGACATTAAATCCACAGCACTAACCAACCCTGAGTTACGTCAGATGTGGGTAGACCTGTCTGGCATTGACCCTCAAACAAGGCAGATCATTAATCCTAACGCGCCCTACAAAGGCATGGCTGACGATGTGATTGCGGATGAGATCATCTCCAAGATGGCCCGTGAAGAGGTCAGTGACACCACGTTCATGGCCCTCAAGAACATCATCATTAAAGCACTACGCAAAATTGGCTTAGTTAAAGACGATATAACTATCTCTGAGATGAGAGCGTTGGTGGTTAAGTCTGAGCAAGCCCTCAAGAAAAACGTAGTTAAGAAGCCCACTATTACTGGTATGAAGCCGCAACTTAAACAGATTGACGAGCCTCTAAACAATGAAGCCATCGATGCTGAAGCTGCTCGTATTGTAAGTGATGAGACAACTGACCAGGTGATCTTTGACCAAAACGGCAACACGATCAATCTAAGGGATGCGTTAATGGAAGACGATAATGATATAGCTGGAATCGAATCAATTAGAGTATGTATGCTATGAACCGATTAGATAAGTGTTTTAAAGAAGCCATCGCTTCTGGAAAAATGTCCCTTAAATTAGCAGACGAACTAAGGCAAGACGCATCAATATTTGAGGCCCAGTTAAGATCAAAAGGCATACACTCTGCTGAACAGGCACAGGTTTTAGGTGTTGAGCAAGCAGCCCAGCATCGCACATTGATTGCCAAGCGTAATAAGTATCAGAAGGTATTACAAGGCGTAGCTAACGAGAACAATGTTAAGAACATTAAATCGCATCGCAAGAACAAGACCACTGGCTTATTAACTCTCCTAGTTAAAGATTTAAAAGGCCATAGGGGTGATGTAACTTGG